AATGATAATCCAGGCGACCTCGAGAACTTTGTGGGTGATTATGTATTCAACCCTGCTGGTGGTCAAACTGAAATTCGTTTAGATAAACCCGTGTCAGTTCTTGAAGGTGGCACAGGTTTTATGATGATACAACGTAGTGCGTTTGAAAAGTTCGGTGAAGCATATCCTGACTTCTCATATATCCCTGACCACGTAAGAACTAAACACTTTGACGGTAGTCGTGAGATCCATATGTATTTTCAAGCACTAATTGATGAGAAGTCTAAACGATACTTGTCTGAAGACTATATGTTCTGTCAGTGGATGCGTGAGATTGGAGTTGAAACTTTCTTAGCACCTTGGATGAAACTATTACACACGGGTTCATATACGTTCGGTGGTTCGTTAGCAGACTTAGCATCTCTAGGTGCGAGTGCTACTGCTGATGCTAAACAAATTAAGAATATGAAGAAATGAGTAAATTTAAATACAGCGAAGATAAAATCCTAAAAGAGTTGTACGAATACGTTTCTTCCACCTATGGTGAGCACTACTCTATGAATAATATTCAGTCTACTGAATTTATAATGGATGCTGGACACGGTGCTGGGTTTACAATTGGGAATATTATTAAGTATGCCCAACGGTATGGAAAGAAAGGAACACCTGAAGATTATAGAAAGGATTTGATGAAAGTCCTACACTATGGGATAATGGCATTACACGTACACGATACAAAACACGATAAAACTTTACAATCAACCGAAAGTAAAGTATAATATAATATAAACACTATACAACTGGAATTACAGTTGGCTTTGAATACTATGTCTGGAATTACAGACAGCACTTTATCAATTACAATAGGAGAAAATGATGAAACATAAATGATAAGGAAATAGAAATGAAGATAAGTGAAAAGACAGTTGAAATTTTAAAGAATTTCGCAACAGTGAATCCATCAATGGCATTCAAAGTAGGTAATAAAATCAGAACAGTATCTGAGCAGAAAAACATTCTTGCTCAAGCAATCGTTCCTGAAGACTTCCCTAAAGACTTTGCTATCTATGAGTTGAACCAATTCCTAGGACTAGCAAGTTTATTTGACGATGCTGAATTTGATTTTAAAGACAACAACGTAACACTAAGTGAGGGTTCTACTAAATCACGATACACCTATACGGATGCGTCAATGGTAACTGCTCCACCTGAGAAGAATATTGAATTGCCTTCTGAGGAAATTACTTTCGTTATGAAGAAGGACGTATTTGCTAGAGTTGCTAATGCAGCAAACCAATTACAATTACCTGAAGTAGTTGTTCGTGGTGATGGTACTACTGTTAAATTAGTAGCAACTGATGTTAAGAATCCAACCTCTAACGAATTTGCTGTTGATGTAAGCACAGACTCTGCCGTGTTTGACTTCGTATTTAAAGTTGAGAACTTCAAGATGATTGCTGGCGATTATACCGTCACTATTTCGTCTAAGGGAATTGCTCACTTTAAAGGTGAAATCGCACAGTACTGGATTGCTACTGAAGCAGGTTCTAAGTACAACGGTTAAAGATGCAAAATATTGGATTAAATGCCTTAGAGCATAAACTTAAAAACAAAAGATTCATAATACTTGAACCTTATTATATGGAAGGTCTCGGGAAAGGTGGACTTGGTGTTGAAGTTTATGTTAATGACGTTAAACAAACAAGAGGAAGTGTTGATGATCCAAGTAAGCAATTATTCAAAATTGATATGAACTCGACCGATAGTTCTGTTTTACACGTTAAGATAGTTGTTAAAGAAGGAACGATTAGGATATCGGAAAAAGATGCTTACGGAATATACCCTGCTATGTATGATAAAGTAGAAGGATATTTGAACATCAAACAATTCAATTTTGTTAATTGGATGCAAAACCCTAATATCGATGTAGGCAAAGAAGCATTGAAAGCAGGTGATGTGTTTGAGTATGATCATCTTGTTCCTCAAGGTCCAACTTTCATAAAGGTTTATGTTAATGAAGACAAACAAAGAAACGAGTTTGTTAAGAATAAAACTTTATGTGATAGTAGTTTAGAAAAGGTAATGATTAATCCTATGTATGATTATTATTGCGAAACTGCATATGTTAGTCTGGAAGAAAGAACTCAAAGGATAATGAATGGAAGCAATTGATGTCTTATACACGCCGTTAGATGTTCCCGAACCACCGGAATATGATGTTGGTGAATTGAGAAAATGGATTGATGATAATTATGAATCGTTATCAAAATACAAAGACTTTATCGGAAAGCACGGTGGGTCTGCGGAGAGTGTTGTTGAAAACTATCCTTGGGATTTGACTGTTGCATATTTCAACCTTTTAGGTAATGGACCTGGATGGTTGAATGGGTTTGATGAGAAATTTCCGGAGTTATCAAAATATGTTTTTGATTCTTTTGGGGTGGATGCTGAAGAAGTTGGTTGTTTCATTTTATTGCCAATGCGTGCCGAATATGAAGGATATGGATTTTGGCATAGAGATGTAGATCCAATCGGGTTTAGGATGTACCTAGACTTTGAAGGGGTTGATGATGATAAGTTGCTTATGAAACGTACCAAAGTTCCATACAGCAAAACAGATGTTGTCCCATTTGTTGTCCCAATAACAGATGAACAACACGAAACGTTTATGCAAAAAGAAATTATTGAATGTAAAATCAAATCAAGAAACCAATGTTTCTTTTTGAATAATCAACGTTCTATACACGTTACCTATACAGCAAAAGAATCAGTTGGGAAGGCAAGAATTGCTTCTTTTGTTGTCGGTAAATTTGAAAATAATCTTAAATTTAAAAAGTCGTTTGATGATATGATTGTCAAGTCTGCTGAAAAATTTAAAGATTATGCTATTTTATGGAAAAAAGAAGGAGAAACAAATGGTACTAAATGAACAAGATAAGAAAGATATTTTACACGTAATCAAAGATTGCTCTGACTCACTAACTCGTATGGAGGGTGAACGTGAGTTTATCAAAGAAGCAATCATTGGTTTGAATGCTAAGTATGAGATGGACAAAGGGCATATCCGTAAAGTTGTGAACATTTACTATAAGCAAAACCTTGCTGAAGTACAAGCACAAAACAGTGAAGTCGAGGATCTGTACGAAACTCTAACTGCTTAGAACTTTACTTATAGTCGGGTTTACGGTATAATATACTATATACCGTATAATATATACTATATACTTTTTGATGATGGAGAACTTGAATGGAAGACTTTTTGTGGGTCGAGAAATACAGACCCAAAACGGTTGCTGATACCGTATTACCAGCAGATCTAAAGGCAACGTTCCAGCAGTTCGTTGACAATAAAAATGTACCAAACTTATTACTAACTGGTTCTGCGGGAGTGGGTAAGACCACGATTGCTAAGGCAATGTTGGAAGAGATTGGTGCTGACTATATTGTAATCAACGGTTCAGACGAAGGACGTTTGATTGACACACTAAGAACAAAGATTAAAAACTTTGCTTCAAGTATGTCATTATCAGGTGGACGCAAATATGTTATCCTAGATGAAGCAGACTATCTGAATGCTGAGACTGTACAACCTGCCCTAAGAAACTTTATGGAGGAATACTCATCTAACTGTGGATTCATCCTAACGTGTAACTTTGTCAATAAGATTATTGCCCCGTTGCATTCTAGATGTTCAGTTGTAGAGTTTAAGATTGGTAATAAAGATAAACCTAAAATGGCGAGTGAGTTCTATCATCGTGTTTGTATGATTCTTGATTTTGAGAACATTGAATATGAAGACAAAGTCATTGCCGAAGTTATTACTAAGCACTTCCCTGACAATAGACGTGTCTTGAATGAATTACAACGATACAGTGCGAGTGGTAAGATTGACTCTGGCATCTTGGTCAACTCGTCAGATGCTAATTTCAAGACCCTGATGGATGCTCTGAAGGCAAAAGAGTTCTCTACCACGAGGAAATGGGTGGGTCAAAATATTGATGGCGACGTTGCTCCTTTCTTCCGTAAGTTATATGATACAATCTATGACCACGCAGAACCAAGTAGCATTCCCCAAATTGTAGTGACATTAGCAGTCTATCAA